ATAATGGGTCCACCCTTTGATTGTGTGTCCTAGACTTACCACTGTAATCCATGTTTATTGTAGAAGTTAGGGTCATAAACTTCTCTGATGCGAGCTTGAATCTTCTCAAGTAAGCCAACATTTTCTTCCCTGAATCTGGCTTTTGATGGGTCACCATCTGCTAAACGGTCCCATGTCGATGACACTCTACGCTTCTGAGCATCTGTTCCCGCTTTTGCCATTGCTGCCGCATCCTCTTGCTTCAACATTTCATTGAGCTTAGCAATTGGAGTATCCATGTAGAATTTGTTGTTATCAAAAACAATAAGCAAGTTGACAGCTATACTGAAGGCTTCTTTGAACTCATATAGTTTCCAAAGCTGTTGGTAGAATGCATATGTCCAACCAACTGGGCCTAGACCTTTTGCCTGTTCCTTCATGAGCATGCTTCTAATAACCCTCGTCCAAGCATAGACCATAACATACTCATTGGTGTTGGGATCTCTAAATACGCGGTATTGTAGGAAAATAGGACCAAATTCGTATTTAGCTTCGTTGATTATACCACCGAAATCTTGTTTCATATTCCTAGCTAAAAGCTGTCTGAAGTTAGGAATATCTCTATATACATGTAAATTATCATCTCCCATAACTAACATGTAATAGTTTAATTCATAGATAAGATCACTATATTTAGGATCTAGTTTCATTAACTCGGCAGTCATTTGAATAGCGTTCGCTAAACCACCGCCTCGATTCGTATCAATGAAACCTGAAAATATTCTTCCTAATATTTTCAATACCTTTCTACTAAGTCCATCCACTAATAAGGTCTTTTGGGCATAGGCTGCTCTTTTAAGAGCTATCTTTTTGGACCTAGAACCATTGGCTTTCATGATTGATAACGCTCCTACCAATGCAAGAATGCCTTGTCCAACAGTGAAGTCAAATGATGAGTAGTCTTCATTGGAACACTTAAGACCTAATCTCTCACAGTCTTCGCCTATATTAATTAGCACTTTCTTCAGTTCTTCGTCGTCCCTATATCCGGCGAATAGATTGAACTTAGTTTTGTATGTTGGTATCTCCACACCTTCTAATTGGTTTAATAAAAGATTTAATACTCTTGAGACTGCAATTAAAAGTCTACCTTTACCGCGTTGATTACGGCCATACATAGTTGAAACATTCCACTTATCCCATTCATCATACATGTCCTTAATAGCTTCAGCAGTACTCATGGTCACTTCTCCATAAGTTTTTCCCGTCTTTGGGTCTACTGTTCTATCATTACGCCACCATTTGAATCCTACACCTGTATGTTTTGTCATGAATGGTAGATCAATCTCCCTGATCTGGTCACTAGCACGGACCGCAGGCATCATGTCTAGTAGTAACAAGATAGTTTTCTGAAAAACAACATCGCTCTGAATCATCTTAACTATTTGTTCAACGGTATTAGACGTTGGTTTTTGATAATTTTGAGCCATCTCTTCTCGTTGTTTAGCCTGTCCTGGCTGGATATCACGAAGATTCTCCTTCAAGTTTTGCCAACATTGGACATCATAATGTTTCTTTGAAAATACATTCAAATTGTCATCAAATTCAGTGCTGCTACCATTGAATTCCAAAAGCAGTTGCTTCATATTAGCTACTATTGCTAACTCTGCCTTAGTTTGTGGGTCATTAACCTTTAAACGATAACCATCATTAGTCTTGTCGCCATAATGCTCAAGAGCGTTTTTCATGAGTGGAGTCATGTGGACTTCCTTCTCCTGGGCACTCGCCTTATATGAACTCTCGAAACCGGCATCTAATTCTTCCTTAGTAATTTGTGGCTGCTGAAGCTTAGCAGCTTCTCTTTCAATTGTCCTCATAAGACTGATTACTTCTAGTAATCTACTATCAAGTAATTTCATTTGTGATTATTCTC